GATTTTAGAGGTGCTAGCGTTGATAAAGTTTATAAAGATTCAAGGAAACTGCTATGACAAATTCTATCGAACAACTTAAAAGCAAGATAAGTCAACGAGGCGGAATAGCCAGACCTAATAGATTCATGATAGAACTACCGGCTCTTGCAGGTGTAACTTCAGAAGAAATAAACATTTTATGTAGATCAGCAAATCTACCAGGAAAACAGATTCTTACTGGAGATAGAAGAATCGGTATGGAGTTTGAAAAGATTGCTTATGGATATGCGGTTGAAGATGTTAACATGTCTTTTTTAATGTTAAAAGATTATTCATTAAAAAAATACTTTGATGCGTGGAGAAAGTCAACAATCAATGAAGATACACATACAGCAAGTTATAAAAAGAATTATCAAAAGAAAATTGTAATACATCAGCTTGAAGAAGAAGTTCCTTCATTTCATATAGGTGCCAACTTCAAGGTTAATCTACCTTTAGGAAATAACTTGAATCTTCCTTTAAATATAAAGGCGGGAAAAGATATAAACATACCAAAGATACCTGGTGTGATGATGAGAAACTCAGTATACTCAGTTGAATTGATTGATGCATTTCCAACTACAGTTGGAGGGATTAATTTAAATAATGACCCTGATGGATTAGTTGAGTTAGGAGTACAATTTTCTTATACGAATTGGAGGCAAAACAGACCATCGCAGTTTAGTTTTCAATTTGGTCCTATAGGCGATTTCTTAGGCATTAACGGAGATTTTAAGTTTAGAGATTTAGCGGGTAGATTCTTACCAGAAGCAACTAGATCATTAGCGAATACTTTTAATATAGGCGAAAAGTTCGGTATAGATACAGATTTTAACATTGGTTTTTAAGGAGTGAATAAAATAATGGCTTTACCAAAATTGAATAGTTCACCTAAGTACGAGATGACAATTCCGTCATCTGGTCAAAGGGTGAGGTTTAGACCTTTTCTTATTAAAGAAGAAAAGAATATGTTGATTGCTACTGAAAGTGGTGATACAAGAAATATATTAAATGCTTTATTAGATACATTGAAGGCTTGTATCGATGAAGAGATTAATGAAAACAAATTAGCTACATTCGATATTGAATATATGTTTTTACAGCTTAGAGCAAAAAGCGTAGGTGAAACAGCAAAGATAGGAATCGAATGTGAACAATGCAAAACACTAAACGAGTTGGAAGTTAATATTGATGATCTCAAGATCGCAATGCCTGAAATTAATAAGGTTGTCAATATCACGGATGATATTCAAGTCGAGCTTGACTATCCATCATTCAATAATCTTATGTCGGCTGGTGTTGATACAGATTCCTTTAGTAATACAGAACAGTTGTTTAAAATGATGAACTATTGTTTTAAAACGTTAACAACACCTGAAGAAAGAATCAACTTAAGAGAAGTATCTCATGAAGAAGTAACCGAGTTTATTGAGTCAATGGATTCAAAACAATTTTTGAAGATACGAGAGTTTTTAGAGAGTATACCGAGATTAAAAAAAGACTATGAAATAGCATGTAAATCATGTGGTCACGTTAATAAAAGTACATTGGAGGGTTTAGCAAATTTTTTGTCATAGCTCTATCTCACGAGCGTTTGTCAAATTACTATGAAATAAATTTTAATTTGATTCAACATTGTAAATATTCGTTAACTGAGATAGAGGAAATGATACCTTGGGAAAGAGAGATCTACTTAGCATTATTGCAGAACTATATTAAACAAGAAAACCAAAGACGACAACAACAAGAGGCACAACAAAGAGCAAGAGGATAATGGCGGAACCAACTTTAAAAGATGTCATAGATCAACTTAAAAGGAACAATGATTCTTTAGAACGTCAGAACACTGAGGTTTCTAATGCTGTCATTGCGTTGGGTAATGCTATTAAAGGCTTGACAGGCAACAAAAACTTAAAGGCTCTTGACAACTTAGAAGCATCTCGAGAAAAAAGAGGTGGTAGAAGAGATAAAGAAAAAGTTGCAGCGGGATCTGGAGGTAAAACACGTGGATCATTCGGCATGTTGGGTGGTGCACTGGCTGGAGCGGGTGTTGGCATAGGAGCCATGGGAGCAGGAATGGGCGCTTTCTTCATGGGACTTGCAGGCTCTGAAGCAATTATGGCAAAGTTTGGAGGCGGTGATAATCTTAAAAAGATGATGGTAAACTTATCCGAAGGTTTAGCTTCATTTGATAATCGATCTTTAATAGCACTAGGAGCGGTACTTGGTGCCGGTGCATTATTCGGAGCTGTTCCAATAATAAGCGGAATGGGTGCTGGTATCGGTGTTGGCGCAATGGGATTTGGAATAGGTGCATTCTTTACAGGCCTAGCCGCTGGTGACATGGCCATCAGCGAGATGGAATCTACTGGCAAAAATCTTTCGGTGTTCATGGGTAACTTTGCAGATGGTTTAAGTAAACTTGACAATAAGTCCATGATCATGCTCGGTGGTCTTTTGGCCGCGGGTGGAGGATTTGCAGCATTGTTTGGAGTTGGAAAAGCTGCAAAAGGTGCAATAGGTATGGCTCTTCTCGGTGGAGGAATAGCTGGTTTCTTTGCAGCTCTAGGTGCAGGAGATATGGCCATTGGTGCAATGGAAGCTACAGGTGAATCATTATCGACGCTTATAGGTAATCTAGCCGAAGGTTTAGGTAAATTAGATAATGAATCATTAGTAAAAGTAATTGGTTTATTAGGAGCCGGTGGAGCTTTTGGTGCTTTCTTTGGAATTAAGAAAACAGCTAAAGCTACAGTAGGAATGACTCTATTCGCAACTGGATTTGCGGCTGGTTTAACCGCATTGGGTGCAATACCAGAACTTGCAAGTAAAGCTGGTCTTGGTGAGGGTGGATCATTTAAAAAATTGATGACCAATGTCGGTGAAGGTCTAGGAGCTTTAGACAATAAAGGTTTCAAATTTATTTCAGGTGCCATAGCTGCGGGCGGTGCGTTAGGTGCGTTATTCGGTCCATCTACAGTAGCAAAAGCCGCAGTTGGTATGGTTGCTGTTGGAATAGGAATCGGTGGATTTTTAGGAACACTTGCAGGAGTAACTGATCTGGCTGGAGCATTGGGAGCTACCGGTGAAACATTTAAAGTAATAATGACTAATATCGGAAAAGGATTTGAAGGATTTAACGCGGTAGAACCAGGTGTACTTGAAAAAGTTGGAGCATTAGCAGGGGTCGGTCCGGCTATCGCTGGATTTGTCGCTTCTTTGGGAGCAGCTGCACTTGGTGATAAGGTAATATCAACGTTTAAATCAGTTTGGGGTTTTCTTTCTGGTCAAGATGTTGAAACGAATATGACTACGGCCAGAACAAATCAGATTCAAGCCATAGTAGATTCGTTGGAACCGCTTAAAGGTTTAGATGTAACCGTTGCTGATAAAATGATTGTTATATCAAAAGCACTAGGTGGATTTGCTCGAGCGATCAAGGAAATAGCTGGGGTAAATATTGAAAAGTTTCAAAAAGGATTTAGAGAGACCGCTGCTGCACTTGCAGGTCAAGTTCAAGTACTAGATGCATTGGCTAATGGTGGAGAAATACCAGCAACTGGATTCTTTTCATTTTTTAAAGATTCAATTAAATTTCCACAGGGTGGAATACTTAATCCAAACTTAAAGTTAGATCAAGTTGCTGATGCTATAGCAAAGGCTCAATTTGTTCTTGGTCAAAGGAATAGTCCATTTTTATTAGATGATAATATGAGAGGAATGAGCTTGAATGATGCAGTTGCTGCTAGAAGTAATCCTCAAGGTGGAGGTTTTCAAAATATAATTGCACCTAACACTACTAACATTCAAAACGCTGGAACAACATTTGCAATTAGCGCTAATGATGTTGCCGATATGGATGCATATAGACTTAGGTATGGACGTGTTGGATTTTAATGCGGCAATCAATAAAGAAAAGGTTCAAAGAACTTTGGAACGTTGATAGTCTTATCGACCTGTTCGTTGATGCTTTCTTATTGCTAATTGATGTTATATCTTCACCGGTATTAATCGTTATTAGATTAATTAGACACTTCTTCGACAAATGGATAAAAACCACTATCAAAAGATTTTTGAAGTGGTTCGCTCATAAGATATTAAGATTATAGTGTGTAGGGAGGACTTGGGTTTCACCTCCAACTAGGTCGACAAAGATACCATTCTTCCAATCCCCTAGAACTTGTTCCCGCTCGGGAGAGCGATGTGATCCTTACTCGCTAAAGCTTGAACCTGGCTACCACGCCTGAACAATCAAGTTACGCCTCTTGGTAAGACGCGTTTCCTTGCACTACACTATCTGACCCGTCGGTCAAATTCGAATTACAAGTGAGGGACTGACCGTGGTCCCTCGCGTGTTTATTAAGTAACAACCCTATAGCTTTAGCCTTCTTGAGCTAATTTTGCAAAGTATGACATAGTGTCATCTTCTTTTTCTTCTTTGACAAGAGTATCAACACTTTCAACATTTGCCGTTGCCATAGGTGATGCAACAGGCTCGTTCATTTGTGATTCTTGTCTCATAGACATTTCGCCTACTGAGTCTGTGTTTTCACCAAGAACTCTTTGCAGTTTTGCTTTGAGTTCGTCATAAGTTTTGTAGCTTTTAGGATCTACAAACTCATCGAGTTGATGCATCGTATCGTACACAGTTTCGAGCTTTGCTTCATCTGCATCATATAGAGATGATGCTTTATCAAACTCTGATTTGTCGTAGTTTCTATAACCTTCGACGTTTCTTATTTTAAGTTTGAAGTTTGCACCTTCCCAAAAATCAAATGGATTTACTGGCTCTTCATCTGCAAATTGTGGTTGCATTACATCCATGATTTTATCAAAGATCTTTTTACCAAATTTAAAGAGAAACACTTTACCTTCTGCGTCTGGATTTGCAGAGTCTTGAAGAACTAAGATGTTAGTCACATAATGTAATCTTCTTTTCTGTGTTCGAGCTCGATCTTTATCAGTCTCGATACCTGTATTCCATAGCCGAGAGTTAAGTTCACCGACTGGGTCAGGTTGACCGATAGAAGTTAAAGAGTTTTCAATATACCATAATCCTGTTGGCCCTTTAAAGCCATGATCCCAATATCTAACCCATGGAAGTTCTTGACCTTCCATCGCTGGAAGAAACCTAACAACAGCGTAACCATTACCAGCTTTATCAACTGTTGGTTTCCATATTCGTTCATCTGCGTAGGATTTTTTTTCGCCTCCACCAGATGTGGCTTCAGCTGCTTGAATTAGTTTTGATATTTGATCTTTATTACGTTTTAAATTTTGAAATGACATTGTA